ACGTATCTTTTTCTGACTTCTCCGCCACTTCCGGGAGGGCTTGACCACACCGTCCATATTGGCCTGCTGCTCGTTCCGGCGCAGAGAGAGTATCTCCTCCTCAGACAGCATATCGCCCTCCTTGAAGGACTTTTGCAGATTGCCCACACAGGCCAGCGTGTCGTATGCCGCATAGTCCTTGTTGGTCACGAACCAGCAGCGGCGGGTAAGGGGTGTGAGCAGCTGGGTATTGGTAGCGTTCTCCATCTCCCATGCGTCATAGAGGTTCTGACGCTGGAAGCGCCACCGCTTATCACAATCCACCACGCAACTTGTCACCTGACGGAGCAGCGCATCCACATGGCCGAAGCGCTGGGCGGTGTAGTACATGGAAATATGGTAATGGCGGCAGGTCAGCAGGGTATTGAGGAACAGTGGGTCAATGTTGCTCTTGAAGTTCCGGCTGTTCATCTGGACGCTGAACTCGTCGCCCAGCACCAGTGTAACGGTGAGCGTGTCGTGCTCCCTGTCATACTGGCCGTTCTTTTCAGCACAGTAGACCACCTGCTGGAGGGAAACGAAGTCATCATAGGGGATGGACAGCGCCACATTGGACAGCACCTTGACCCGCTGCTCCACCCACATGGCCCGGTCTTTATCCCAGACCGGCTTACCGTCGTACTGCTTGTACATGGAGACCACCTTGTGGACGGCGGACAGGGTCTTGCCCTTGCCGAACAGGCCGATGTAGGCCACCAGCTCGCCGGTCCTGCACTCGTTCCACTTGCGGTACTTGAGATACTGGAACAGGTCAACGGTACCATAGCGTACCAGCTTCACCGGATGGAAGAAGGCGCAGCGGATAGTGGGACAGAGTGCCAGCACCAGACCGAGACCGATAAGTATGATGACGGCCATATCAGAACCTCCGCCAGTTGACCAGCGCGGCGGCCACGGCCGCCACGATGCGGAACACGGCAGTGACCAGCACGACGGCCACGAATACGGTCAGCAGATAGGGTATCAACTCGGCCATGGTGGCGGGCGGCACGATGTCCACGCCGGTGATCTGGAAGAATTCAGCCACAACAGAAGCCATCAGAACACCCCCTTTACAAGACGCCAGAGCACAAGGATAAAGCCCAACACGAGGAACAGAAGCAGCATACCCTCTGTAACGGTGTATTCGTCAAAGGGCTTGGAGAGGAACAGATCGGGGTCGGTGGTCTCCTGCGGCAGCGCGGTGGTTTTGATCTGGTCGGCCAACGCCGGGTCGTCCGTATAGAGGATAGAACCGTCTGTGTCGTAGATGGTGGTATACTCCTGCTTTGTCTCAGTCTCCGTGGTGTCGGTAGTATCGGCAGCGGGTTCCTCGTCCGGTTCCAGCGCCGGTCTGAGCGCCCACTCCGGTATATCCTCGGCCGTGGGACCGGTATCAGCCGTTGTGGCGTAGGCATTCACGGTGAGCATAAGCAGCAGCGCCAGCAGCGCGGAGGTCAGCGGTATGTACTTCAATTATCATCACCCCACTTGAACAGAAGATAGATCACGGCGCCGGCCACGATGAGCCAGAGGAGGATGTTCCAGAGCGTGAAGGTCAGACCGTCCACGGTGAACTCTATCTGAAATATCTGCAGACAGGCAGACAGGACTTGTCCGAGACCTTGCATCAGAATACCCTCCTTTTGATAATGACGCCGATGGCCAGAATGACCAGCGCCGCTTCAATGATGGTCAGCCACTCGGCGGGGAGGAACGGAAACAGGCTGGTGCCGAGGTTCAGGAATGCCGTGAAGAAGTTTTTGACGGAGTCCACCGTATGGTCCAGCAGCAGGTCCACATCGTCCAGACCGTCTAGCAGATTAAGGATGAAATGCAGGGAGCCAACGATAAGGCCGTTGATCAGGCTGGTGATCATATTCAGCAGCGCCCGCAGCGGCTCAAGTAAAACAGACATGGTATCTCACCCCTGTAACACAAATTTCAGATCCTGGCGCCGGAGCTGCAGCAAGAAGTGTGTTACGAGAAAAACAGCTTCTTGCCTACGATGCCCAGCACCATACAGACTACGGCGAAGGTCAGCGCGACCTGCAGTTCAGACGGCAGCACCGTCCAGAAGCCGGTGAGCCACGCCGGGTAATCGCCGCCGAAGCCGCTGATCTGCTCCGTATACTCGTTGAACTTGGAGATGACCTCGTCCACGCTGGAGATGGCCTTGTCAAACAGCCGGACGATGAAGCCTATCAGCTTACCGGCGAAGGTGCCCAGCTTGGAGAACACCTTGACCACCAGCTGTGAGATGGAGCTGCTGCTGTAATCCTCGTCCGGGGCACCGTCCCCGGTGTGGTCCTCGTAGGTCTTTCCGCAGCGGGAGCAGGTATAAATGTCATAGGCCGAGGCGGTCTCCTCGCCGGTATCCGGGTCGGTGACGGCGTCCACATGGGACGATATCACCCAGTCATGGCCCAGCGGGTCGATGATCTCCGAGTAGCTGTCCCCGCATTGGGAGCAGGCGGAGATCTGGAGGCCGGGGAGCGTGCAGTCCGCCTCCTGCTCCATGTGCTGCTGGTAGGTGTGGTCACAAGTGGCAGAGCCGGAGGTGTCCTGAAGTTGGGCGAGGATGGCGTCCAGACGTTCCAGTACCGGCGTCAGGTCCAGCTTCTCATCCAGCCACGTCTGGAACGATTGCAGCCATGCGAGGATGGAGCTGCTGCCGGAGACGTCCGGGGGCGGGGCACCGGTATCGGTGTACCACTGTTCACCGCAGACGGAGCACTGGTAGAGCGTATGGCCCTGGGTGGCCACGGTGCCATCCGAGTTATAGACCATGTTGACGTGCTCAATGACCTTCCAGTCGTGGCCCTTGGCGGCGAGGATCTGCTCGTAGGTCTCGCCGCACTTGGAGCAGGTGTAGCTGGCATGGCCACTTTCCAGACAGGTGGGGGCCGTGTCAATGGTCTCCTTCCAGTCGTGCTTGCAGGTGCGTAATAACTACGGCGTTGATACAATTTAATTTTCCCTCTGCGTTTGAACCCACTGGGTTCATCAACGGGTTCATTTGAACCCACCCCGTAAAAGCCGCAGAAACACGGCATTTTCGGCACTTTCCGGCTATTCAAAGCCGAGCCGGGATGCCGTGTCAGAACGGAGGACTTTGTTGCCGAAGGTTTCATTCCGCTCGGAATATCTGTAAAAGGAAAAAGTGTGACTATGATTTTACCCATAAAAAACGAGGGTATTTTCATAGTCACACTTGGTTTTTTCGAAGCATTTATACTGTGATTTTTATGCCGGACTGAAAGATGAATGTCAGCTTCCCGTTGGCGTTTACAACAACCCTGTCGAGCGTTTTTAGCATGAGCGGATAACTGAACTCGTTGATTTTTCCAATCTCATCAATCAGAAGACACATTTCTTCCGCACGGTATCGGACGAGGATGTCCTCGGCATTATCGACCGTTGACCGCAGCGTTGCCTGATAGCGGAGCTTCTTTGCCACGATGAGATTCCACGCTCGGCAGAATGCCTTCTGCGGCAGATCGGTCGGAATGCGGACATCCGTGCAGAGCATCGGCCTTTCCTTCGGCGGCTTACAGTAGCGTTCTCTGTACGCTATCAGTTTCGCCGAGGCATTGTGGTTGAATGTAGCCTTGTGCGGTGGTGTATAGGTTTGCCCCGGCACTTCGACTGCCGATTGGGTCTTGTGACTCATACAGCGGTATGCGGCAAGGGGCTTCTTATTGGTAGTCATATAATGATAATAGTAGTAAGGCTTACCGCAAACTCCACAAAACAGTTTCCCTGTAAACGGATACCGCTCATTCGGTGCCTGCCTGTGCGGTGTGTGTCTCGCCGCAACAGCCTGCGCCAACTTCCATGTCTCTTTATCCACGATTGCCGGAAGGCAGTCTTCTACCAGATATTTCGGCAATTCTCCGTTGTTTCTGACTTGCTGATGTGTGATAGGGTTTGCAATGAATGCCTTTTGAAACAGGCAGTCACCGCAGTACTTCTCATTTCGGATAATGTTCTGAACAGTGGTCTTCGCCCAGGAAGCACCCGGCATTCTGGTCGGCACTTCATCGGCAATGAGCCTGTCGGCAATTTCACAGTAGCTGTAGCCGTCAATGAAGTCCTTGTATATTCGCCGCACCAGTTCAGCTTCATTCTCCACAATGGTCACGATACCCTTGCTCTGCCGAAAACCGTACATCCCGTTGAGTGTGATGCTCCCCGTGATGCCTTGCTCATATCTTCTTCGTTTGCCCCATTTTATATTCTCCGACATCGTCTCAGACTCGGACTCGGCAAACGCAGCCATCAGCGTGAGCATGAGTTCCCCAGAGGATTCGGTGGAGTGGATGTTCTCTTTCTCGAAGAAAACATCAATGCCCAGGGACCGAAGCTCACGGGTGTAAATAAGCGTATCCACGGTGTTCCTTCCGAACCGGGATACGCTTTTTGTCCATATGCAATCTATAAGACCGCTCCGGCAGTCCTCGATCATTTTCATAAACTGCGGTCGGCTTTCTGCTTGGGTGCCGGAGAGTCCCTCTTCCGCATAGATGCCGACAAAGACAACGGTATCATCGTTCTCGAATAGGCTGCGGTAGAAATTAATCTGATTTGTCAGACTGTTCAGTTGTTCATCGCTTCGGCTTGAAACCCGGCAGTAGGCGGCGATGCGTTGCTTGCCGGGTTCTTTTCTGTGAGGGGTGATTACAAGCAGATTTTTATCCGTCATTGCCGTCAACCTCCTGCGGCTTATTGCGTTTCGTGTAAGGACGGACACCGTTCTTGATTGGTACAGTCTTTTCGGTCCCGTCACGGAAGGTAAAGGTAATCGTGCAGTCACGATTGACCGTAGCGTAATTGATGACCGCCTGCCATACAAGCGGGTCGAACTTTGCAAGCGGAGCGTCATGCTTCATAAGTTCGTTCAGAAAGCCTGTAATCTGCACACGCTTGGCAGCACAGGCGGCTATCTTCAAATCAAGCTCCTGCTTGAGCCGAGCCATCGTGTCAAGCCGATCCTCATATTCTTTTAGTTTCTCATGGATATCATCGGCGGTGTCCTGTCGGCTGTAGGTCATCAGAAGGCTTCTTATCAGCGTCTGGACTTCGCCGCAGCCGTTGTTCAAATCCTCAAGTTGCCTGCGGTACTCGCTGTCATCAGTAATGGTATCAATGCAAAGACGGTAGTTCTCCTCAATTTCCTTACGGTTGGCAATCAGCCCGTTGAACACCTCGACGAAAGTTTCTTCCAGACTTTCCTCTTTGAGAGTCGGTGTTTCGCAGTATTTACGCTTCTGAAACTTTGCATTGCAGTGCCAGTGCCAGGAAGCGTGTTTTGTGTTTGAGTGCCATATCTTTCTGCCGTAGTAACCTCCGCAGTCACCGCATATGACACGGCTTGAAAAAATGGACACGCATTGCATATTGCTTCCTGCTTCCTTTCGGCGGCGCATTTCTTCCTGCACTATCTGAAAGGTTTCCGGGGAAACGATAGGCTCATGGTCTTTTTCGATATAGTACATGGGCAGTTCGCCCGTGTTGGGCCGCTTCTCTTTCGTAAGGTACGATACCGTTATTTCTTTCTGAAGTATGGCTGCTCCGTAATATTTCTCGTTCTTCAGAATGTTCAGCGCCGTGGAAGCCTGCCACACCTTCTTGTGACCGGGCGTTTCAATGCCGTCAGCGGTCAGCCCTTTTGCAATGCCGCCCGGAGTTTTTCCGGCGAGGAACTCCGAATAAATTCTCCGCACGATTTTCGCCTGCTCCTCATTGATAACAAGCTCCCCATCGGGACCCTTGTCGTAACCGAGGAAATTGGAATAGCCGAGGCTGACCTTTCCGTCCGCGAAGGACTTTCTTCGACCCCATGAGGTATTCTCTGAAATCGACCTTGCTTCTTCCTGTGCCAGCGAGGACATGATCGTAAGCAGCAGTTCTCCCTTGGCATCGAGAGTGTAAATGTTCTCTTTCTCGAAAAACACCTCCACACCTTTCTCCTTGAGCTGCCGGATGGTAACAAGGCTGTCAACTGTGTTTCGTGCGAAGCGGCTGACGGACTTGGTGAGAATTAGGTCGATTTTCCTGGCAAGGGCATCTTCTATCATTCTGTTGAAGCCGTCACGCTTTTTGGTGTTCGTACCGGTGATACCCTCATCGGAATACACCTCGACAAAGACCCATTCAGGATTAGCCTGTATTTTCTGTGTATAATAACTGACCTGTGCCTCAAAAGAGTTTTCCTGTTCTTCCTTTGCCGTTGAAACACGGGCATAGGCTGCGACCTTTCGCTTTCGGGTGAAAGTCGAATACTGTGCCGACAGCGTTGGCTTCGTGGCTTCTATCTTTTTGACTGTTTTATTTGCCATGATTTGCGTTCCTTTCCTTTGTTTTTCTTCCGGCGGCGGCTTTCATTTCATCTGTCCAGCTTTCGGAGCGTGAGCGGTCTTTCCAGACATAATCCGTAGTCGAATCGTCCGTAAAAATGAAACGGAGCAGATTTCCCGGATGGGCCTCTATCGTGCAAATCTGCGTTTCAAATGCCTCGTCCGAAAATCCGTCCGTTTTCAAAATTTCTGCCGCCACCCGTTTCAGCGTTTCCTCCGGGATGACCTTTGAGTCCGGGCAGTATTTCTTTCCTTTGGAGTTGTAGGTCGAACAGCACCAGACGATGTTATAAGGTGTTGTCTTTCGGCGATAATTCTTTCCGCAGCATGAGCATCGGATTTTCCCGGTAAAACTGCTTTTCGAACCAACCGGCTGTGTTTTTTCTTTTGCTCTGCGTTTCAATTCATCTTGAACCGCCATAAAGATCTGTCTGGTAACCACCGCCGGATGATCATCCTCGACAAAATACTGTGGAAGTTCCCCGGTGTTGTGGCATTTTCTTTTTGTAAGATGGTTTTCACGATATACTTTTTGAAGCAAAAGGTCTCCGCAATATTTCTCGTTTGTCAGGACTTTTCGCACAGTTGTCGGATGCCATTCATTTCCGAAGATGCTGTACATCCCTTCTTCGTTCAGTGTATTGGCGATTTTCTGAAGACCGTATCTGGCAAGGTATAAATCAAATATTCGTTTTGCGATTTCGGCTTCTTCTTCAATGAGCGTTATCTCTCCGTTCACCAGACGGTATCCGAGCATGGTGCAGGTGGAAGCCCGTCCTTCCTCAAAGCCCTTGCGGATTCGCCATTTGCAGTTATCGCTGCACGAAAGGCTTTCTGCCTGGGCGAAAGAAGCGAGGAGCGTCAGCATTACTTCGCCCTCGGCGCTCATAGTGTAAATGTTCTGTTCTTCAAAGAAAACATCAATACCGAGGCTTTTGAGTTCACGCACGGTTTCAAGAAGCGTGACCGTGTTCCTCGCAAACCGAGATATGCTCTTGGTAATGACCATATCGATGTTTCCGCTCCTGCATTCGGTCAAGAGAAGCTGAAACTGCTCACGGTTGTCCTTGGTGCCTGTTTTCGATTCGTCAGCGTAGACTCCGGCAAACCGCCATTCCGGGTTCATCATAATGTAGTCACGGTAATAATCGATCTGCGCCGCCAAGGAATGCAGCATGGTGTCCTTGCCGCAGGAAACTCTGGCATAGGCCGCCACACGTTTTGTACGAGGGGTTTCCGCTACGGCAGGGGCAATGTTTACGATAGTTTTTTTCATTGTATCCCTCCTTTGGTATCGGACATATTAACTCTGATTTTGAAATATATCCAGTCAATTCGGAGGAATAAATTGAACGAAAACAGGAAGGTATTTTTCGGTGAGTATTGTGTCTATCACACGATAATCCTCTGTGGAAATCTGCCCGTTTTTCAGCATAAGCCGGAACGGTGCAATGCTTGCCTGATATTTGATTTCCGCTGTTATCTGCTCTTTAGTCACAGGCTTCACCGCCTTTGAACCTTGTCTCCACATAGCATTCGTGGGAACAGTATTTTCTGCGGCTGTTTCCATAGGCGGTAAAGGACTGACCGCATCCGGGACAAACATATTCATAAACCGCTTTCTGTCCGACACGCTCCGGGTGAGCGTTCCACCATTTCTGTCTACACTCCGGCGAACAGAAACGCTTCGTTTTTCTGCCGGATATCTGCGTTATCGGCTTTCCGCATTCCGGGCAGATTCCCGCTGTCTCTTTCGGTTCTTCGGTGCTGTCGACCGTGATGTTGTTTCGGCGGCAGAAGGTCTTGACGGTATCTCTCGAAACGGACAGAGCTTTGGATATTTCAGAATAGCCGCATCCGGCTTTTCTCATTTCGGCTATCTTTGTTTTCTGATGGTCTGTCATGTGCGAACCTCCTCCTCACTATCCCATGAACATGAGAATGGCGTTTCGGAAAAAACGGGTGAAAAAATAAAGCCCACCGAAGAAAAATCCTCGATGGGCTTCATATCAGTTAGGGATTTTCAGCTTCATGCCGCTGTAGATGATATTGCTTTTCAGCCCATTCAGGCTGACGATTTCCTTATAGCGGCTGCCGTTGCCGAGATACTTCTTGGCGATTGCCCAGAGGGTGTCACCATGCACCACGGTGTGGATGCGGTAATCCTTGGAGGGTTTCGTGCCTGCCACGGTGAGCGCAGAGGTCTTGACCGGCGACATGATGGCGTACTTACCGAACTCGTCCTTGTTGATGACCGTGCGGTCGCCGCTGACCTCTACCACATACCAGCGGAGCTTCTTCACCCAGCCGGGAATGGCTTTGCCGTTATAGTAGGTGCTGCCCGTGATGGTCACGAGGTCACCGACCTTGATAGACCCGGTGGGCTTGGCGGGTTCGGCAGGCTTTACATCACCGGCGAGAGCCGTCGTGACCTTGGATGCCAAATCGCCCATGCGGGCATACATCCAGTTGCCGGGGCAGTTCTTGTTCGCAAACCATCTGTGGACGGTCAGCACCATCTCGTCAGACTTCGGAGTGTAGTTCAGCGTCTTGGCCTTATCCCCCAGCCAGAGCAACTTCGTCTTGCCATTGCGCTTGCAGATGTCGGTGCAAAGCTCGATGAGCCGCTGGTACACCACATCCTTGAACGCATACGGCTCGGTGTTGTCGCTGGCACACTCAATGGTGACGGCTCTCTGGTCGTTGGCTGCGGAGGAGGAGCACCAGGAGCGGTTTTTCTCTTCCACATACATTCCGACCCGACCATCGACACCGATGCCGTAGTTGCTGCTTGCCTGCCGTGAGGTCGGCAAGAAGATGTTGCCGAGCGTTTCCACACTGCACTGACCCACCACGCAGTGAGGCGTGATGCGGTCAATGCTGTGGGTACGCTGCCCGGAGTGGTTCGGGCTGAGTTTGGTATAGGACACCAGAGGGCTGTTCGTGTAAGCCATATTATTCATCCTCCTTTTCACTGCGGTCATGAAGCTGCTCCAGCACGGATTTCAGCTTCTGCGGAACGGGCAGTCCCAGGTATGCGGCGTTTTCCAACAGGGATACGCCCTCATTCGACAGGTAGAAGAAAATGACGGCGGTACGCATCACCGAGCCGCTGCCGATGATGCGGGTGTCGAGAATATGCCCGATGCCGACCAGGGCGAAGATGAGCACCTTTTTGA